GTGTCGGTGTGCTATTAAAAAACCGCCCCCCTTTGGCAGAATTGCAACTTACACACAATGTTTGCAAATTCCAATCGTCATCACTGCCACCAAGATTTCTTGGGACAATGTGATCAACTGAGTTGCCTTCCATACCGCATGCCTGGCATGTGTAACCGTCACGGTTCAATATGCGCTGCCTAATCTTGCGCCATTGGCTGGTGCTTCCATTGTCCTTCAATGCACTTGCCATCAGTACCAATTCCTTTTCTGATGAAACGCCCATGCTTTACATGGTGTTTGATAACGCTTTGTAATATAGCCAATGGTGGCGTCAATTTGGCGATAAGGGTCAAGGTCTCGATACCAGGTAGATCGCATTTGACCCAGTCCAAAATGACTACCGTTTTTCGCTCGATATGACCAACGTGATTCCTTTGTAATGATCTTATGAAAACATTGAAATTGTTCATACGAAATTAAACGATTGTGTGCATATAGTTTTAAATGATCTGTTGAATAGTTTGTTGAATTGGCGTTTTGTATCCCTGTTGTCGAAGTAACCGCCAAAATGGCAATACCTGCCCCAAACCGTTTTCTGCGCTTCAGCGAACTAACCGCCGACGCGGTTCGCTTCTCGCGAAGAAATCGTATCGTGTATGTCAATGATTGAATAACTTCACGCATGGTCTTGGGCGTGTCCCACAGGCTTTTTGCACTTGTGGATAACTTCTGTGGATAACTATTCATTGATGACCCCAGCCTTCACCCTTAAATGAAATGCCAAAGGTTGAGTACCTTCGACTCATGTTTTGCCCGCAGCAGATTGGGTTGCGTTCTTCGTGGATACTTCGATCCACTTCAACACTGATTTGGCACACCTTGCATTCAAACTCATAGATTGGCATGTGAAGTCCCTATCTGTGCAACCCCCATGACTTCGCATTTGGTGCATTGAATCACTTCCACACCTTCGGGAAGGTTGTCGGTTATCTTGTGAACCAACTGGGTCGTTACCTTCTTGCATTTCCTGCATTCAAATTGCACTTTGTCCATAGTTGGATTTCCTTAAATTCTCGATTGGCTGAAGATTGATTTGCGTAACCCACCAATTGGGTTGCTTTGAATGGCGGTACTTTGGACGCTGGGCTATCGCAATGGGAATCCACCCTGCTATGAAGTAGTGCGGTGCTTGCCCGGTGACTAGAACTGCAATGTCATTTGGTCGGTCATATTCATGAATTATGAGTTGCCCCGTGACGTACTTTGTCCAGCGAACTTCAATGGCATTACCAACGTCGGCTTTGGTCTTGAATTTGTTTTCGTACGGGTTGAATGGCAGATCGAAGTATTTGGCAACCACCCATTCACTGCCAATTGCTTCAGCAGATTCGACCAGGTATTCAAAGGTAGGCATTTGTCTTTGATGACGTTGTGGGTTGTCCATAAATTTGTTGTTGTCAACGCACAATTTTACGGCTGCCAGCATGCAAATGGTTTCTTCCTCGCGGGTCAATTGCATTTTCATCTGCAACCCGCACAAAACCAAATGACTTTTTCGGTTCGGTCATAGCCCTTTTGGTAGCCAAACGCGTCGAACTTGGTCAGCATTGAACACTTGTCGCATTGTTCGACTTTGTATTCGGCAATGATGACGCCATTTTCCATGAGTTTGCCCGTCATGGTTTGTGGATAGATCATTTCAATGTAATTGCTCATAAGTAAGCCAGCATCAGAATTAGACCAACAATGACAACTGCCAAAATGATGTTCGACAACTTCTTTTTTGTCATCATACTTGTGGCTTCCATTTTCCGTCACTTGCTAAGACGTACCAGGCTGGCGTGCATTGCGTTGCCTTTGTGCGTTCGGTGCAGAAATAGCCGCCCCACTGCTTTGGTGCGCCGTCATGTGCTTGCTTCCAAATGCGGTGACCGTGACTGCACTGCGGTGCTTCTTGAACCAATTCACCGCCCAATTGCTTTGCGATTTCGTCCATTGATGAACCTAATGACGGCACGCCTGCCTGTTCGGCTTCAGCAGCGGTCTTGTGGCTTGGTACGTCACCAAATTTGGTTGTCCAATAGTCATAGTCCTTCTCAGCATTCGCAATCTTGGCTGGTGTGCGTTCAACCTGTTCCATGATTTCCTTCGTGCTGCGTTCAGCACCGCCCATGACAAGTTGCTGCACCCGCATAATTGCTGAAGTCGTAGTGTCCTCGACGTACCAACGACGCATATTCGGCTGATATGCACCAACGTAACCGTGTGCATAGTCAATGCCTGCTGGGTGTAGATCAGTGTCATTGCGAAACGCTTTGGCTTCAACAAGTACATAGCCTTTTTCTGAACTGAATTCCACAATGCGGGTTTCAATTCTCCCAGTTGGGTATGTTGCCAGCCAGCGTTCTAGGCGTTCACGGCTTGCTTCGTAGTTGTCCAGGAATCCCATTTATTTAACCGCCTTATTTGCTATGTGGCGAACCATTGCCTTACGTCGTGCTATGCCTTCGCGCTTGCCTTCTTTGAAGCCTTTGGCATAACCAGCAGCGGCTGAAATAACCATAAGAATGATTAGCAGCACCAAACGCCCTAATGTCTCAGGGTCTAAAAGATCAAGTACCATTTTGAATTCTCCCGATTCTTGGCGGTAGTTGTTACCACCTGACATCAGGGTGACGCATGATTGGCGCGCGGTCAAGAACCTTGCGTATTTGTCGGCGTGTCTAACGGCTTTGGCTTGGATTTGAGTCCGTTACCAGCCAGTACACCGCCCAGCGAACCAGTCAAGAAAATTGCTAGGGTTTTCAATAGATCAATGAAGGCTGCGTCATTGGGTGCTTGTGCGCCAATTGGCTGGGTCACAAAGATTAGGGCGTAGGTAATGCCTAAAGTGACAATGAGAAAAACCGCTGCAAGTGTTGCGCCAATTATCAAAATCAGTTGCGCGTGAATTTCCTCCGGTGACTTGCGACGTGCAGGCTTATCGCGATTCAATTCCAAGTATGTCGTCAGTGCATGTTCCAGTCGGGACGCATTGCGGTTTTTGACATTCGGGTTTTTCCCAGTTGGCGTATTCCTGGCACTCATAACGAATCCAGCCCTGATAACCGCACGCCGTGAGACTTAGTGAAATGCCCAACGCTAAGCCCACGGCAGCAAGTTTTCGGGCTACTTCCCCGTTAACCCGAAACTCTTATCCTGCGGGTTTAACCAACGCAAGATCACTGGTGCAACTGCTGCAACCCCTGCCATTGCTAAGGTCTTAGGGTCAGTCACGCCCGCAAGGTACAACGCAAGGCTTGCCGCCATAAAACTTCTTGCCCATGAAGCGATTAAGGCTTTGGCTTGTTCCATTTCTTTGTTTCCTTCTTTGGCTTTGCAGCCGTGGTTGGTATTTCGATCTTAGGAAAGTCGCCCTTGTAAGGGACGAACTTTGGAATTCCAAAACCGACGATTTCCTTGCCTGGTGCATAACTGCGAACCTTCACCATGACCATGCCGCCATTGCGTTGGTCACCTGTCCCGCTGGTGTTTCCTTCAATCGTTACGCAAGTTTTGTCGTCAATCAAACCAACAACAATTCCAATGTGTGAAATGCGGTCAACGCCGTCATGTGGAAAGTCCATGAAAGCCAGGTAGCCCAGTTGCGGCATACCTGACCAGCGTTGAATTTCCTTGAATTTGTGCGCACCTTGTGCAGTGCCTACAACTGAATGAATCTTGACGCCTGCTTCGTTTGCACACCAATTGACAAAAGAACCGCACCAGGGCAAACCGTCTGCCTTTGTAAATTTGCCGTACTTTGTCAGGTTGTCGCCTTCTTCAATTGTGCCAACTTCAGCGGCGGAGACTTCGATCAGTCGGGCGTTTGTGCCGTTAGGAAAGTTCGACATTTGCAGCCTGTTGTGCGTCATAAGTTGATTTTGGCATTGAAGTAAATTCTTCGTTGCCGTGATCGATGATTGCGTGTTCTACTTCTATGCCGTCAATTCCTGCGACTTTAATAAACTCTATTTTGTCCATTATAGTTCCGCTCCAAATCCAAGATAACCTGCCGTGTTGTTGTTATTAACTAATCGCGCAGGTTGGTTTGCAGTCATGCCTGATGCCGCGGTTGCGGCGACCATAATTAAATTGGGATTTGAAGTATTTACTTCAAAAGATAAACTGCCCGATGAATTAACCCCATTAGTGCTGCTTCCAGATTGCACCGCTAAGTTTGCAAAATCCAAAACTGTTGGAATTGTGCGCATTGTTACAGGTAAATTTACCGCAAATACCGCCGCTGATGCTGAAGAAGCAAAACCAAAACCATATGTTCCATAAACATTTCCTGGAGTTTGCCGCCAATAGTAACGCTGGCATGCAGCCAGTTCGGCTTGGCTATTTCCCGTTGCAGTTTGGAATAAAGTTGAAATTGACCCAACTTCTAACTGTACACCGGTAATTTCATACCAATCATTTGCGCCTGCCGTGCCTACTGGGTTATTGGCAAAAACCATGCCAATTTGCGTTGCGGTGCTTCCAACTGTGTTTGACGTTAAAGTGTAACGCGTCCAAGTTGTCGTCAAATTGATTGTTGAATTGATTATGTCTTGTGCGCCTGTAAAACCAAAAATGATGTTTTGATTTGTACCTGTGCCAGTTTGAAGTTGTACGACTAAACCATTGGAAGTGCTTGAATAATTAGCACCTGAGCGCGCGTAAAAACTCAACGTCAATGTTTTCCCGACATATTTATACGAATCTGCTGACTCCATAGAATAATAAAAGTTATTCGTTGCCGTAGAAGTATTGCCCGAATCTCGTTGAACTCTTGCACAATATTGAAAACCTGCTTGTGCAGATGTTTGGCGTGAAACTGTTGCACCTGTTGCAGACGCAGAGCGATAAAATCCCCAGCGGTCTGCCGTATAAAGTGGCCCACCTGTTGCCGCTATACTTGTCCCGCGTTGCCAAATAGAATAATCTGAATTCAGAATTGCGTTCTTGCCACCTGCCATTGAACCCTGATAACGCAATCCTGTTGCCGTGCTTGTGTCAACGACTAAGCCATCACCGTTGTTTCCTGCTGCCAAACGTGCGAAAGTACCTGAACCTGTTGCTGGTACAAGATCACCTTTGGTTGTCATGGTTGTTGCCATTGAGTTTGTTACCGTGACCGCGCCTGATGTGCCACCGCCTGAAATACCAGTTCCAGCAGTCACGGCAGTGATGTCACCGACGTCGTTCGTTATCCATGTGAAATCCATGTCGGTGTTTGACGCTTTTGCAAGGATTTGCCCAGTTGTGCCACCAAGCAAGTCAGCCATTGAAGTGGCAACGGCTTGACCAAATGTTTCAAAGTCAGCAGGCAAGTCCGTGACGAGATCGCTCGCCGTCGGCATTTGCCACGAAAAGGGTGTTGTCGGGTTCGTCATAGATTGTCTCCTTGTTAAGTGATAATTGTTGCACGCGCCCAGTCAAGCGTTGGCGACACGCCCGACCAAATTCTTGCACCTGGTACTTCGTCCCATTCCAACGCCTGCAATGAGAAAGCAGTTGGTGAAATGATAAGTGAAACTGAAAGTGTGTTGTATCCCGCTTGAAATGACCAGCCTTCGACAAAACCCTGATAGATCGAACCCATGTTGCCAGGTAGGTCAGCAATTGAAACGGGCATGCCCATGAAAACGGCGATCAGGTTGTCTCGGTCAGAATCGTCCACTTCAGGGTTGGTTAGGTCATAGGTAATTTCACTGAAGTTTGCCCGCGGGTCTTTTCTTAATGACAAATAAAAGTTGGCTTGGGCAGTTGCGTCTGCTGAATTGTGCAATGTTGTGCTGATGATTTGTGAGAGCGCGCCATAGGTTGCAATTGAAGTTGCGTCGCTTGCGCTTCTTTCGCTGCTGCTGGTTGCGTCGTATCTGATTGTCAGATTGTTGCGAACGTCGCCTGCGCGGGTTTCAGTGCGCAAACCTGCCGCACGCGCTTGATTGGCAGTGAGTTCGACGTAACCATTGGCTGAAAGGTATTGGCTGCGGTGTGTTGAATCAGCATAGGAAATTGCCCCGTTTGCGTCCTCGTAAATGTAACCAAGCCCTGAAGTCGCCAATGCTGAAACCAGTGAATAAACGTCAATTCGATCGCTTGACCGTGCCGCCAATTCGTAATCACCTGGTGTGTCAATTTCGCCCAGTCCAGCATTTTCAGCATTTGCCCATGTTGTTGTTGGGTTGTATTCGCCCCACGAAATTGTTGGTGCAACTTCTGACCAGTTATTGACCAGCAAGTCCGTCAGGATTGACAGGATTTGATTGCCGTCGAAATCTTTGGAAAGCACGCCATTGGTCAGTGATTTCGGCAAACGCGCCAATGCGCCCAATGCGGTGATCGAATAGGTTTGGGTGAACGTGGTTGAACCGACGTCACGCACTTCCAAACCAATGTCAACGACGTTTCCGCCGAAAATTGGCACAAATACGTTTGCACTATTTTTGACCTGAATTGAAATTGTTGAATTGATGGAAACTGGAATTGTCGCCTGGTTCAAGTCAATCAATTCAATGTTGACGTAGCCTGCCTGCGCCTGCTCATAAATGTTTGTGCGACCGCTGCGAATTCTCAGGTTTGCCAAAATGGCGTCAGTGTATTCAACGCCATCAATTTCAACCTTCCAAACAGGATTCCAAAGAGTCATGCGTTAACCAATGCACCAGCACCGCCCGTACCACGGTAGAAACTATTGTTCAAGGTTTCGACGATTGTGCGGGCAGTTCCTTCTTTGTCAATTGCCCCGCTGACGTTGACGGTGATGTTTGTTGGATTTAACTCTGCACCAGGAAAACCGCTTGACGCATAGTTGCCCGCGCGTTTGTAACTGTCCAAATTTAAGGTCATGGCAGTATCACTTGCAGCCTTTCCACCACTTGCCGCACTTACAACGCCACTGCTTGAACCGCTACTGGTTGACGGTACGGGAATACTTGGAATTTTTGGAATAGCAGTTGAAACCGAAGGTGTTTGAATTGTTGGCACGCTAACGGTTGGCACTGCAAGTTTTGACACGTTTGGCAAAAATGGGATTGCGTTGTAGGCAGTGATCAATGCATTGATTCCAGCAACTGCGCCCTGAATCAAACCGTTCAGAATTTTGACAACCCCAGCAATGACGTCAATAACACCGCCTGCAATCTTGCCCGCAACCTGTAACGCCCCACCCAAAACCGTGCCAATCACCGGTGCGACGTAGGTTGCGATCAATTTGCCAAATGTTGTGAAAGTTTCTAAGTTTTCGCCAATCGCACTTTTGACTGAATTAAAGCCTTTTATTAAACCGTTGATAATAGGCGTGAATGTGTTCTTGATTAAGTCTCCGATACTTGTCAAAGACCCGCCTAAACTTCCTTGACTATTTGAAAACGCTTGCGCAAACTTTTCAACGACTGGAATGACCTTTTCTGAAAATACAGTTGCCAGTTGCAACACGATTGGAAGCAAGGCAGTGCCAATAGTTGTTTTGGCGTTTTCAAGTTGTGCCGTCAGTATTCTTGTTTTGTTTGCAAGTCCGTCCGACGTGCGCTCAAAATCGCCTTGTGCGGCACTTGTTTGCTGGTAGATCAACGCCTGGGCAGCCAAAACTTTTTGCTGCGGTGTTAGCGCGTTTTTGGTTGTGTTGACAATTCCTAATTCCAATGCAGCCTGACGCAATGAAGCGTCATCAAGCAAAACACCATAGGCGCGCAGGGGTTCGGCTTCGCCGCGCAAGGCTGAACCAATTGCGTTGATCGCCTGTTCAGGTGAAGTGTTATTAAACGAAGCAAGGTCTGAAGATAGTTTTACGAAGTCAATTGAGAACTTTGACAAGTCGCGACCTGATAAGCCTGCTGCCCTGCCAAATGTGGCAAATGTCGCCGCAGCGTCCAATGCTTGTTGTTCGGTTTGACCTAAAGAACTGGCTGCTGTTTTTGCAAAATTTTCAATGTCTTTTGATGTCTTGCCAAATAGAACGCCGACCTTTGAAACTGTTTCAGACAGATTGGAAGCAGCCTTGACGGCTTCAATGCCAATCTTGATGGCAAATGCACCCGCCGCAGCGCTTGCCGCTGCTAAGGCTGCGCCTGCAACCTTTCCAGCATTTGTCATTTTGTCGCCGAAAGTTTCAACGTCTTTTGTTGCTGATTTCAGCGACTTGTTTAAATTGTCAACGTCACCAAGAATCGAAAGTTTAAGGGTACGACTACCAGCCATTAGTTGTACTCCTTAATAATCTTAGAAAACGATTCTTCCCACTTTTTCACAATTTCAGGTTGGACGCTTCTTAGTGTGGGATAAATAAACCAACCGCGTGACCCGCGACCTTCGCGACCTGACCACACTGGAAATTGCTTGAACCTATTTGAACCAAATTCAACGCCGCCCCAAATTTGTTGCGTTGTTGCACCACCGCTTAACTTTTGTCCAGCAAAACCAAATGAAATTTCGCCAACCTTCGACGACTTGGAAACCTTTGAACCGTCGGCGACGCGATTGTCAACCAGGTTGCGGGTACGACTTGACGCGGTTGCTTTGATTTTGCTTTGAACGTAAGTTGCCAATTCGCTGGTGGCTTCTTTGGCTTGTGATAAGGCTTCGTCGTCCATTGCTTTAAAAGATCGGACAATGGCGCGCAATTCGGCTTTGTCATAGGAAATTGCTTCCTTAGCCATTTGCCCGCCTTTCTAAAATTTCAATGACCGTCAAAATGTCCTCGGCTGATTCAAATTCGCTGGGCGGTAGCCCCGTTGCCAGGGCTACTTCCCACACGATTCGACTTAGGCTTCCGACTCTGTGACTTTTGGGTTTGCTTCACCGACGATCACTTCGGAGATTGTCTCCGTCCACACTTCGATTGGCTTGACTGGTTTTCCAGCGGCTTCTCGTTTCATGGCGTGATAAGCAAGAAAAACAAGATCAGAAATCCCGATTTTCTCTTGCGCCTGGGAAATGGTGTTTCCCGTGTGCTTTTCCCACTTCACCCATTCAGGCGGTGCTGCCGTGTAGGTGATTTGGTTGCCGTCGTTGTATTCGATTGTGATTGGTAGTTTCATTTTTTCTCCCGATTGTTAGTGACTAGAAAGTCTCTGAAGGTGTTCCCACCACGACAAATGATAGATCAACTGTCTGCGCGTCAGGTGCTGCACCGCCGACTGCTGGGAATACTGGCATTACGTTGAACGCGAACACTGCGCCAGTTGCAGCAGTCAGTGAACATGCCAATGTTGTGTTTGGTGCAGTTTCGCATGCAGTCCATAGGGCTTCGCACAATGATGAAGCAGCACCCCAGTCTGCAAGCATTGAAACGTCAAATGTCCACTGATCGTCAATGTGCTTGTAAGCCTTGCCGTCTAGTGTTTGGTATGTCTCGACGGTTGGTGAATTTGCTAGAACCGCACTGGTCGCCTGTGCGTCGTAGTTAACGGTCGCGATCGTTAGGACTAAATCGCGACCCGTGATGATCGTTGTTGGCACGTTATCTCCTTTTATGTTGTTTGTGTGTAGTACGTCGAAACGTTTATGTCAGCAACCAGCATTGGACTTTGACCTACTTCCAACACTGTCGGCTTTTCAACAACGCCAACAACGTATCCTGCGGGCATTGCCGCAAGAATTCCTATGATGAGTTTTTCTAGGTTATCGAGTGAACCAGCGTTGCTATTTGAAGCAACAATGGCAGTGATTGCAAAGTTAATTTTGACTTTGGTTGAAGCCTTGCCAATCAACACAACTTCCATGTAAGGCGAATCGGGCACAATAACGATTGCTGGTG